AATTGCGAAGCAACACCATGTTTTTTCATTTTTAAAAACACAAAAAACTTTTTTTATTTTTTTCTTTTCTTTTCAAAGAAGAAAGCGTAGAAAAAAATATTTTTTTTTATTTTTAATTTTCCAGAAATGACGAGATTTTTCAGTGTTGGTAAGAAATAGGCTTATTCATTATTCAACAATCCACTAAACAAATTAAGAATATCTGCAAAATAGTCAAATGATGCACCCACAAAGTTACCTTCGTAGTTTCTCCTCAGTATGTTATTGGTATCATACACGACGAAGAGTGCGAAGAGTGGTACGACGAGCTCCGAATATTTTTTTCCGGAGAAGAGTCTTAACAAAATCAAACCCATGAGTGCGATGAACAGAATCGAGCCGAGCGACTGGAGGTCATAGCCTAACATGTGTGTTGCCACACCGAGCGTAAACATGGCGATGAAAATGGTGACCGCATCGAGTAGAGCTTCTTTCGCGTTGGTCTTACCTTGTGTACCCAGGAACATACCGGCAACGGCAGACATGGCGGTGAAGAGTGTGAACCGAGTGATGATATTTTTACTGAATGCAAACATGAGAAGCGCGATAAACCACGCTATCATGTACGTGAGTGCATTTTTCGCGAATGCCTCGCTCATTTGGGGATCTTCTATGGTAGCCTTCGCAAAGCCGTATGTCACGAGTGACTGGAATATCAAGTTTGCGAAAACCTTGGATAGGAACATTCTATTAATATACACTTTTAATTTATTTTTTCAATAGTGCGTAGTGGTGGTACAAGTGAATTCCATTGATGTAAAGTCCAATGGCAAGTGGTATGAGAAGACCTGGTCGCTTCTTATAGACGGCTGGGAGTGCCATGATGACAGCAAGAAGTACCATAGTGAAATATATCACGGGTGGTGCGATCAAACCAGTCTGTGTTCGAGTGAGACCCATGAAGAATCGTTTGTCGAGTGTATCGACCTCGTCAGTTGGTTCTGGTGCGTAGTATTCCTTTCCTTTATAACCTGGCATTTATTATACATGGAGAAAATAATGAAATGTGTTCTATTCCCTGTCGTGTTAGTAGCCTTTGACTATTTTAAGAATCCGATAGATCGCCTGTATTTTCGCAAACCACTCAGACCACTCGTTGGTATGCGCAACACTCTGATGGACGTGTTATTTCACCGACCATTTTATTATTCTAATGATTTTGGTGGATTATACATACTTAAACTCTATCACAAAGAACTAAGAGACGCATTCCTGCATAAAATGGATACACTTGAGAAACACTATTTCCACGACGATGATGCATGGTTTGAAAAAACAGAAAAATACTACTACTACAAACTTTCTGATATCCCTGATATAAAGAAGCGCATAGACATGATTCCATGTGTCGCTGGTGGAATGATAGCAGTGATGGACGGGTCAATCACCATACCACCCCACCGCGCCGAGCACAATTTATACCTGCGATACCACTTAACACTCGAGGGTACGAGTACACTTGACACTGAATATATGACGCACGAGCACAAGGTGGGAGAAGATTTTGTTTTCGATCATTCGAGGTATCATAAGGTTGAGAAGACTACGGATGATAGAAGAATTGTACTCATTTTAGACATTAAAAGGTTCTAAGCTAACAAGTGTGTTCTACACACGGCTTCGTATGCATCTGAACCACCGATCACTTCAATTTCTCGTGTATCTACGATACGTTTAGTAAATGGCCCGGGTGTTCCATCTTTACAATGCATACATAACGCAGATAATTTNGTAACGCTATCAGCCATGGGTATGCAGTCTAATATCTCCCCAAATTTNTCTTGTTTGTAATCTGCATCCAAACCAGCGACGATGACCGTCTTTTTAAGAAAGAGGCACATCCTCACGAAATCTGTGAGACACATAAAAAACTGCGCCTCGTCTATGGCTACGACTTCGGATTCACAGAATCCTTTGTCTAAGAGGGTATCCGCGAGTTGATTTACTTTTATACAATTAAAATTTACGTCATCGTGTGTATGAATCACATCATCATTTGACCTCGTATCTTTTGTAGAGTTTATGACTGATATCTTTTTACCCATAACCTTGTATCTCTTAAGACGCCGGATAAGCTCCGACGTCTTACCAGAAAACATGTTGCCCGTGATTATCTCGAGACTCATCTTAACGATTATAAGACCTTTTTGTTTAACTAAGTCAAAACAAAATAATTAATATTTTTAAGATGTTTCACAAGGCTTCATATAAAGGTATACAGGGTCATTACTGTATTGATACTGGNCGACTTCGTTTTGGTGACAAAGTATTTGAAAATATCAACGACGTAATTATTTTTTTCGGAAAATAAGGTATGACTAAGATCATCACGGCCAATTTCTTGATGTGGAAGGGTATGGAATTACACAGTGATTCCAGGACGAAGCGCCCAGTTAAATATGCATTAAAAAAGCAAATAAAAGAGGAATATAACTGTCCCATGTGTAGAGATAAATGCAAAATTTATAATCCAATACTGGACACATACATGAAATGTCGTAGATGTGACGGGTGTACAATAAAGTTGGATTCGAAAGATTACGATTGGTTAGATTAAAATTATGTGTAATAATTAAGATGGCCCTCACGGATCAGGAAATATCTAAGAAAGTTCGCGAACTGCGTAAAATGAAGGGTCCCGTATATGCACCCCTTAAATATTTCAGAGGGCTCAAGACGCTCAAAGACGTAGAAACTAGATACATGAAAATGAAAAAGAAAACGTACACTAAATTTTCAACAGATAAGAACGTGAAAACTCGAACGTCCTCGTACACGAAACGATTCCGTGAAAAGTACCCGAACGCAAAATCCCTTCCCGAAATAGCGAAAGCGACGAAGATACCATTGAAGACACTGAGAACCGTGTACGATCGAGGACTCGCCGCGTGGAGAACCGGACACCGACCGGGCGCTTCTCCACAGGCGTGGGCGTATGCGAGAGTGCATAGTTTTGTGATGAAAGGGAANACNTATTACACNGCGGATAAGGATCTTGTTTGAATACCTAAGTCGCGTTTACCTCCATGAATAATCAATTGACTCAATCAAACATGAACTCTCAATCTATTGCTACCTACATCGCCAACCTTGAAAAGGAGAACGCCGAACTCAAAGAGCGTCTCCGCAAATGCGAAGAAGAGAAATCCATCCTGGAATACGAAACAATGCTTCACTACGCTGAAGTGAGTGACAACGAGTCCGTCGCATCCGACTCTGAATATGAAACGGAAACTGAATCGGAATCGGAATCGGAATCGGATGATTACTTTGTCTGCTACAACTTACCCCTCACGGACGCTTTTGATGACCTCGCTCAAGAGGAAGAAAATGAATACAAGAAATCGGTGTATGAACGAGCGGCCAATATCATCTATCATCTCGATTTCAAATTAAGCAATGGTAAGCAAATCGCTCACCTACCGGGTATCGGGAAAGGTGTCATCCGAAAAATAAATGAATTTCTTGAAACCGGTGAAATTAAGAGATTCAAGACATTCACTACAAATGAGAATATCGCGGAACAATTGGATTTACTCGCGCGCGTGGAGAAAGATACTCACAAAAGCGAGGCTTACAAGAAGGGTGCAGAGGCTATTCGAAAACTCAACTTTGAAGTCACGAATGGAACTGAGATTTCACAAGGACCCCGCAAGGTACCGGGTATCGGCAGGGGCATTGCGAACAAGATCGATGAATATATCGTGACCGGTAAAATTAAGAAGTTTTCGCATGACGAGAACTTGGGTCGCCTCAATATCGGTCCACGACGCGTCGTTAAATAATAATCATTTTAATTTAATCTTCCTTATCATCTAACACCAACATCCTCCGAACTTCATCGTACACGACACTCAATAGCGCCACCTTATATGCAAGAAATCCGACGAAGGTTGCCCCATAATCAAAATCAAATGCAAAAGGTGCACTATTCCACACAGTTTCAAATATAGCAGTTCCTATTGGAGCTAATAACTGTTTTTGAAAATGTGAATTTTCTATGTTATCCACGTGTCTTTCGAGTAGCGCGATGTATGCGAAAGAGGTCGCTACACCGATTGTAGAAGACACACCTTGTTCTGCTCCATGTGTGATGAAATACATGGACGTCAGTGCGCTACCATATCCGAGCGTTGCGCGGTTAATACGTTTTTTGAGTTTATCGTAATCCGTTTTAGGTTCAGCAGTGGCTCGTACGACTGCGTTATGGATGGACCACATTTATGAATTAAGCCGTATATTCCTTAATTAAGATAAAGATTACACGCTCTTATAAGTAAATGTCTGAACTCCGTGTGAAAAAACTTGTTCAAGATGCTATTATTCCAACTCGTGGTTCTAGCGGTGCTGTTGGATATGATTTATACAGTGTCGATGAAGTTGTATTGCCTCCTTCGCAACGAACTCTTGTCGGCACGGGGGTCGCAGTTGTTTTGCCAATGAACGTATATGGACGAGTTGCACCGAGATCTGGTCTCACCGTGAAGCATGGCATTCACGTGGGTGCGGGTGTTATTGACCCGGATTATACCGGCGAAATTAAGGTCGCTCTTTTTAATCTCGGGGACGTTCCGTTTGAGATTAAGAAGGGTGATAGAATTGCTCAACTTGTCTTAGAGAGGTGTGAAACCCCGGATGTACGCGAGATTGATACACTCGACGAAACTGGACGTGGCACTGGTGGATTTGGGTCAACGGGTGCTTAATACATTTTTTGATCATCACAAAACCACAACATTTCTTCCGTGGGCATGAATAGAATACCTTTACGCATCGTCATCCATAACTTAGCCTGTTCAACCGATGGGTAACTCCATAATACCCATCTTTCCCAGTACCCCGCACGAGAGGGATCGTCCCAGTTTTCTTCAGTACTGGTGTCTGCATATAACATGCCACGGTGTATCTCGTATAGGTCTGTTTCCACTCGAACTTCCCTGGGTATCTCGGCACCTTTACGAAGTAGGTGTGCACGCATGAGCCTTGGGTTCCCATGATCTGTGTAATCTGGTGAATCCATGGAACCTATATCGATTGTTTTTTTGTTTGGTAGAGTGACCCTATATTTATGCGTGAGTGTGGGACTCGGCTTTAACACTACGTGCATATAATTTAGCGAATTTTAGTTTATTGCTTTTTTAACACAACAAATTTAATATCACCCTTTTTAACATTGCCCCGTGTCATCGGATTTTTAAATAGAACCATGTTTCCGTTTGCGTTTATAGCACTTGTCATGGACATGCGAGCCATCTTTCTAAACGATGTTGGCGAAAGATACAGTTTATTTATTTTTACCGCTTTGTCTCCGTAATTGAATTCATTTGCCGTGATTGGATCTATTGGAAGATTCTTCACATTCATATTTTCCCATGTAATTTTTCGTGTCCGATTATTTTCGTTTGCATTATTTTTTACCTTTTTTTTATTCTTCATATAATTTGACGTGTTTGGACGATTATTTGAGCTGTTGAAATCAATTCTTCGACCTATAAACCCCGCGTTAGCAAAAGACATCAGTTCTCTTCGCATACGCCTGAGGTTATTCAAACTTTGACGCGTGATAATATCCGGGCTCACATTTTGTATGACGCGCACTGGACTGTTAGGTGTTCTAGGAGGTGTTTCTATGACAACTGAATTATTATTCATACCTACTCTAAACATATATTTTTATTGCCTAAGTCAATCAAGGTGAATGAGATATTAAGAAACATGCTTGATATTATTAGGTCGGTCGTCGGCACGGGAGGTCCATTGTTAGTCGAACACAAGGGGCGCATCATATGTGAACAATGTATGATAATCACACAAGACCACGTCAACCGGATGATTGATAAAATTAAAGATGTTAAATTTACTAAAATTGAACAAACTTCAGATCGCTCGTTTTCAATTTCTTAACGACGAAACGCGTTTCTACCAAACGCATGTATGCATAGACCGCGAATAATTCGATAGTGTGTAATCTATTATATAACTGCCACACAAACATCTTCAATATATAGTTGTCGCGTTTATTCCAAGTTTGGTCCCTCGTAGTAGTCTTCGTTCTGGCCATAAATTATATAAAAACGTAGGTTCTAAGTTATGTATGAAGTCATACACATCATTCGATGGCATCACCATTAAGGTGGGTGAGAACGCGAAAGATAATGATGTATTGACACAATCGAGTTTTCCAAATGAATGGTGGCTACATACAGACGGTGGTGCTGGTTCTCACGTCGTCGTATGTTGTGAAGAAGATGTACTTCCTAAGGAAACGAAGAGGGATGCAGCTATACTCGCCGCACACTATAGTAAATCCGTAAGAGAAAGAGTTGTTCGTGTCAATATCGTACGCGTGAATCAGGTCATAAAATGTGATAGACTAAAAAACCATGGGCAAGTGTATATCGATGGCCCGATTACACAACTTACTCTGTTTATGAATAAGGAAAAGGTGCGTATTGAAAGATTATTAAAAGTCAGGTGCGATACATAGTATATGAGTCACCAGGATTGGAAAGATGTACTCGCCAAACACAGGGATGTTTTGATTAATGACATAGAAAAAACCTTAATGGAATATGGTCAATGGGAGGACACCGCTGGAATACAAACCACACCAATTTTATTTGAAAACAAAGCTAAACATTGGCAAGATGTAAAGAATGCATTTATTGACTCGTGTGATAAAAAACCAGATTATGTTAGAGCTTGGGTGCATATTGAAAGACCAGGTGTAGATAATGGTTTATACCCCGGATGGCATTCACACGGTGATTGGAAAAATGAAGGAATATCTTTTAATTGCGGTGTAATGTATTTAGATAGATTTAAACATGGAACCATGTTCAAGAAAGACGACAAAGAAATCATTGGTGACCCGACTCCATTTATTTGGCATACGTTTTCGCCACATGATGTGCATTGCCCTCCTAAATGGGATCCAAATTCTAGTATCACACGTTATGTGATAGCTGCCGAAGCGATGAGTCACCACTTTAGAAGTTGTACCAGTTTCTGGCATTAATAATCTTTCGACTCTTATTATATACTTACACTTCAAATGAGACTTATCGTGTAGTTTTACAAATAAATAAATATTAAAACATGTTATATAGTATATGATTATTTACATAGACAGATATAAACCCAGTCACATAGGAGTCAGGCATTACGAAGAAAAGGGTTTGGGTATAATTGCATACGACTATATAAGACCGGGTGAAGTTATATATGAATTTCCTATTTGTAAAATACCAGAAGAAGACATTACTATAGTTTCTAGTGCTGGATACACAAATTTTATACCTCACAAACACTTGTGTGATTTTTCTATAAAGTATAACATTTTTCCGTATTGGGATTGTCTTCTTAATCACGATGATAAGCCAAATGCATTTCACGATTATAAATTTGAAAGTAAAAACGGCAGAATTTTTAGTAAATTATATGCCATGAAATATATAAAGGCGGGCGAAGAAATACTTGTAAATTATATGGATTTTGTTGATCCTTTGTATGTACTATTTGATGGTTTATATATTCCAAGTGCTTATTTCGCAAAATATATACCAAATGAACTTCCATCTTAATTAGAATTTAAACGTGGTATTCCCGATAGGGAGATTATCGAAGCGCTTGTTTTATACTTGTTTCAGTTCAAACTTGAGTAATGTCCTGCTATGTAATACACATCTTCAAATCCCAAATCAATTAATTTCTCTGCCGCAATCCTTGCCCTCTGTCCGGTGTTGCAGTAGACGAGCAATCCTTTTTTTGGAAGTTCTGTCGTTGTTTTTTCGTTCATTTTGTTGACTGGCAAATGTAACGCTCTTGGGTAGTGACCAAGTCTGTACTCTGTAGATGTTCGTACATCTATGACTTTCTTTATCTTTCCACTTTTGATAAGTTTCTTCGCTTCCGAAGCGGAGACCAAGTTTTCTCCTGTGAATGTGTATGCGAGAGCGGCCGCACCGAGTGCTATGACGAGAGGTATCATTTATATATACTTGTATAAAGATTACACCCGAATGTTATTCATGAGTCTTCAAATTAAGAAGCTACACGAAGATGCGATCATTCCTACACGGACTTCACCTGGGTCCGTTGGCTATGATTTATATAGCATGGAAGAAGTAATCGTCCCGCCACTCGAACGTGCTTTTGTAAGTACTGGTGTCTGTGCACACTTGCCACCCGGTGTTTATGGTCGTATTGCACCTAGATCCGGTTTGACACTTAAGTATGGCATTCAAACTGGTGCGGGTGTCATCGACCCGGATTTTACGGGTGAGTTGAAAGTCATCCTACTTAATCACGGGAGTGAGCCGTTCGTCATTAAGAAGGGAAATAGAATTGCACAAATGATTCTGGAAAGGTGTGAAACACCTCTCATCGAAGAAGTACAAGAACTCGTGGAAACACAGAGAGGAAATCGTGGTTTCGGGTCTTCTGGAAATTAATTTAGTTGGAGAATGCAATACCTGCCATACCATCTTTCACTCTCAAAATATTGTAGTTTACAGCGTAAACTCTATACAATCCATCATTGGCACCGGAGCTTGGACTTTGAATGGTAAGTTTCGCATTATCTATGCGAGAGAAGTTCAAAGAGCCACTTGGCTGTGACCGGTTCATGGTCAAGCAGAATGGCCACGTGAAGAGTGGAACCGCATCAAGAGATGATGGCGCGAGTGCAGTGGTGTGCATTTCGTGAACAACATTATGGTGGAATGTGTTCGAACCATTTTCGAATAGGGCGAGGCCGTTAATGTAAAGCGACGCGGTATCGAAACTGTAATCACTCGCCCATCCAGTACCAGACACATTTGACGTTGTCAAGTGGAGCGCCTTGACTGGATGGTTGAAATAAGTCAAATCGATAGACGTGTCAGTCTTTGTCATTGGTTGATATTGCACTTGGGTCATGAGGATTTCGTGTTCTTGTGACGTGAAATGCTCACGTTCGGCGGTGTCCAAGTATGCATACATACCGTATATTTTTGGGCTTGCCCCCAAGTTACCGAGACCAGAACGGCACTTGATTCGCAATTCAACTTCGTGATATTGCAACGCCACCAATGGGAGCGACTTAGTCCAATCTTCGCTGAAGAAGAATGGTACCATGTAATAATCGGACGCGGTACCAGCGACACCCTTCGCGTTATCGGCGACTGTCTCCGATGTCACGGAGCAAGATGCCTTGGCTTGTGTATCGCGGTACACAACGTTGTGAACACCTTGTACATACAAGGAATCGAACTTGCAAACTTCTTGACCACCAACGTGAAGACTGAATTCAGTCACACTGGTATCACCCGAAGAAAAGAGGCCATCAGTGTTTACGCCAACGTTGGAAATATTTGGGTGTTCCACCCATATGTAGCTCAAAAGGTCACCCTTCGAGCGAATTGGTACGACAACTTCCGCACCACTCGTGAAAGTACCGATGTAATCCATGCGCTCTGGCTTGAGAGCAAAGTTCGTGTAGCGCTTGTAGTTTTGGCGCCAGAAACTGACTTGGGGTTCGCCAGTGATGTAGGCATCCTGAGCCCCGACTGATACAAGATCGACAAGTGCAGCTGACATAATTATTATTAAATGATATTAAAATTTTAGGTACATAACGAAGTATGGTTGTCTTCCAAGCACTCACCTGGGAGACCAGGGATACAGACGACGAACACTTGATCAGTATCTTTGGTAAAACAAGCGAGGGTAAGTCTGTATGTGTAACGACGGCATTTACACCTTACTTTTTTGTAAAGTTGCCTCGTAATATAACACAGCAAAAGGTGCAAATCATATACAACAAAATCGAAAAGACGTGTCCTGGTTGTCTCACGAGTTATAACACGATTCACCGCAAAGATGTTTGGGGATTTCAAAACAATGAGCAATTCCCATACCTTCAGTTATTTTTTAGAAATCTTGCTTCGAGACGTATGGTTGCTGGACGTCTCCGACGACCACTTCCAGATGAAAGTATTCGCATGAAAATGTACGAATCTAATTTGGACCCGGTACTTCGACTCATGCACCGAACTGGTATTCAGTCAACTGGATGGCTCGATACAGGTGATTTATGTACAGCTGCATATAACGCGCACGTTGACATAGACCTCGAATGTAAGAATTGGCGTGAGTTAAAACCAGTTGAAAATCCGAAAACTGCACCTTTTGTAGTTGCATCCGTGGATATTGAATGTAATAGTTCTACTGGTAAATTCCCCGATGCTGATATCCAAGGTGATGCATGTTTTCAAATCGCAATTTCACTCTGTAAATTTGGGAGTGACGAACCATACGATAAAACCTGTCTATGTTACAAAAAGACTGATCCGGAATTAGAAGGTTCTACTATTCTGTCGTACGATACTGAACGCGAAATGTTAATGGCATTCCGTGAATATTTACATGATAAGGACGTAGACATCATCACTGGGTGGAATATATTTGGGTTTGATTTGGAATATTTGATGAAACGTGCCATCGTTACGCGGTGTGACCTCAAATTTTTTCAATTGAGTAAACTTCGTGGGCATAATTGTGAACTTACCCTGAAGAAACTTTCTTCGAGTGCATTGGGTGATAACGACTTAAAACTCGTGAGTATGCCTGGTAGATTTATATTTGATTTGTTTCATGAGGTGAAGAAAGGTTACAAACTCGATTCATATAAACTCGACAACGTGTCTAAACTGTACCTCGGGGACAACAAAATTGATATGCCGGCGAAAGAAATGTTTGCACGCTACAAAGAATCCGATCCAGTAAAACTGCGTGAAGTTGCAGAGTATTGTATTAAGGATACATTGCTTCCTCATAGACTCTTGTCTAAATTATGTATTCTTGTAAATCTACTGGAAATGGCGAAAGCAACCTGGACTCCATTATGTTATCTCGTCGAACGGGGACAGCAAATCAAGGTGTTTAGTCAACTCACAAAGAAAGCACGGGAAATGGGATTCATGGTACCCACAATTCAATATGGTCAGATGGGTGACCAAGGATATGAAGGTGCGACTGTTCTTGAAGCTCAAAAGGGTGCATACTATACACCGATTACAGCTCTTGATTTCGAAGGCCTGTACCCCTCCATCATGATGGCACACAACTTGTGTTATTCGAGTCTTGTTATGGATCCTAAATACGAAAATGTACCTGGTGTGGAGTATGAGACATTTGAGATTCCTGTACCGAGTAAAGTTGAGGGGCAACCACCGACAAAGCGTCTATGCAAATTTGCACAAGGTGTTCCAACGTTGTTACCCAGCATTTTACTTGAATTGAAACAATTCAGGAAGCAAGCGAAGAAGGATATGGCGGTATCCACAGGTGCACTCAAAGCGATGTATAACGGTAAGCAACTAGCTTACAAAATCAGTATGAACTCCGTGTATGGATTCACTGGTGCGTCGAAGGGAATGCTCCCATGTGTAAACATCGCGTCTACTGTCACGACAAAAGGGCGAAGCATGATTGATGAAACAAAGGAGTACGTGGAAAAGAACTTTCCGGGTGCGAAAGTGCGATACGGTGACTCTGTTACACCCGATACACCTCTTCTTATTCGTCAAAATGGTCATGTAAAGACGTGTAGGATTGACTCTCTTGTTCATGCATATGAAACGAGGGATGACGGTAAAGAAGTGGCCGTGATTGATGCCGAGGTGTGGACTGAATGTGGGTTTACACCTATCAAACAAATCGTAAGACATAAAACTGTTAAGAATATTCATAGAGTTTTAACTCACACTGGCATTGTGGATGTTACAGAGGATCATAGTTTACTTTTAGAGAATAAGGAAATGATTAAACCGTGTGAAGTTTCAATCGGTACCAAGTTATTACATGGAAATTCTGTAGATGCATTCGATGGTAAAGATAACTCGGTTACAGTTGACGAAGCAAAGGTCATGGGTTTCTTTTTTGGTGATGGATCTTGTGGAACGTATCATACTTCAAGTGGGGTTAAACGAACGTGGGCGTTAAATAATTCGAACATGAGTTATTTACTCGAAATGCAAAAATTATGTCCATTTGATACTTCTATATACGATACAATTGACAGTAGTGGTGTATATAAGTTATCTGCGAATAATGATGTAAAATCCGTCGTTGAACGTTATAGAAAATTGTTTTATAACAGTCATAGTGAAAAGATCGTTCCTTCGTGTATATTGAATGGGACAATTGATGTGGTGGCGTCTTTCATAGAAGGATATTATATGGCTGATGGTGATAAGGATATACATGGGTACAATCGCATGGATTGTAAGGGTAAAGAAGGTTCGATGGGATTATACATTCTCGGGAGGCGTATGGGGTATAACGTGTCTATAAACTCGAGACAAGATAAGAAAAATATATTACGGCAGACATGGACAAAGGATAAACAACGAAAATCACCAACGGCTATTAAAAAAATCGAGATACATGGGGAAACCAATGACTATGTTTATGATCTCACCACTGAATCTCACCATTTCCATATTGGCCCGGGAGATATGATTGTGCATAATACCGATTCAGTAATGGTTGAATTTGATGTAGGTGACCGTAAAGGCATCGAAGCCGTCGAATATAGTTGGGAAATTGGTGAACGCGCCGCTGAAGAATGTAGTGCACTTTTTAAGAAACCCAATAATCTAGAATTGGAAAAGGTGTATTGGCCCTATTTCCTNTATTCTAAAAAACGATANGCCGCAAAGCTCTGGACACAAGGAAAAGATGGAAAGATGAACATGGATTATATAGATGTGAAGGGTCTTCAGCTCGTGAGACGCGACAATACTGCGCACGTACGGGAAGTTTGTAAAGAACTTCTTGATGTTGTGCTCGAGAGTAATGACACAGAAGCTCCAAGAGCTCTGGCTCTTCAACGTGCGATTGAACTGATTGAGGGAGACGTACCCATTGAAAAGCTCACACTTTCACAGAGTCTTTCAGATTCATATAAAGTAAAAGGACAGAGTGTATCAATTAATAGCCCTTATATCGCTGATATAAATCAAGCACATGTACAAGTTGTGAGAAAAATGCGTGAACGCCAACCCGGGTCGGAGCCACAATCGGGTGATAGGGTACCATATGTACTTATTAAAACGGATGACCCAAAAGCTAAGGCTTTTGAAAAGTCTGAAGATCCAAAATACGCGAAAGAAAATGGTACCCCCATTGATTATGAATACTATTTCATGAATAAATTTATAAATCCAGTGTGTGACCTCATCGAGCCGTTGTTCGAAGATCCAAAAGAAGAAATTTTCGGNGAATTACTCACCAAAATCAAACCAAAAAGAAGGCCAAAAAAGAAGAAAGAAACACCCGTNGAAGAATTACCATTTAAAAACTAGNTGCGTTAATGTAATAAGGATGAAGATATCTGAGAATCTCGCGAGAGTATTNGAGGATGAGGTGGAAAAGGTGTGTCATGAAAGAATGCTTTTATACGCGCGCTCAGTATCGACCATTCACAACATACCCCTGAAGCTTCTTTTGAGAGATTTACCCAATCCAGGTGGATATTGTATGGGTATTAAAAGGGGTGGTGAGCCCTGTACTAGAAAAGCGAGTCACGATGGTTATTGTGCAACGCACGCCGCCGCACCCAAACTTCATGAACCCGTGACCATGGGCGCAACTATTAGACACAATCACGCGTTTCCTCCCATGTATAAAGCTGGATGTCCCGCATGTGAATCATCTAATAATAACCAATTTAGAGATTTGAAGCTTATGATGTAATATGAGGAAATCAGATATCCTACTAAATTCAATCGATTCATTTTATTGTACACCAGAAAACGGGCAAACGCTCGTACAAATTTTGTCTAAAACTGGTGGTATTTCTCTTCGAAATCTGGAATGGTTCATCACGAACTATTCTAAGAAAACTAATTTGATGTACAAGACAAACGAAGGTAAGATTTTCAGCGTGCATTGTGCTTATAAATCTACTCTTGATGGATATAGCAAGAAATTATTTGACCCCTTTTGTCGGTCGGACAAAATCTCATATAAAGTCCCGGGTACAACTGATGAAATCAATACGACGCTCGCGCAACTCAATTTCATCAAATGGTGTATTAAAAATGGGATCATTAATTACATAAAAGAAAATAAAGATAAATTATTCGGCAAGTGATTCTTCGTATATAATACGTGAATTTTCACTCATACCTTGTTCTCCTAAACTTGGAGAATACGATATGGGCTCACTTCGAGATTCAAGGTAGCCGTTTTCAAATGTAAGCGTCTTATACGCTGTGTAGTATATATGACATGTGTATGACTCATTCGTCCCGAAATAAGGATTCATTTGAAAGTCTATTGTAGTTCTGTTGTTCTTTATGTTTGTGAAGTCTAGACTTCCAGATGGGTCAACATTTCTTGGATTCATAGAAAACGTATAGGTGTATATATTTCTCGGTGTTGAATGAAACTTATGGTTCAAAACGGTGAGATACCTATAGTAATGTGAATCTACGAAATTTATGAAAGGAAGTTCCTGGCCATCTATGAATAACTTTGCCGCAACTGCGACGTCATCGGAAATTGAATCGATAGCCCGTCTATATAATGGTCTCGGTCCAAGATTGAACCGATTGTGATAATAATCGTATATTTGATCCGTGGC